AATGGCAACAGTATTATTTATAAGTGAGGAAACTCTCAAACAAGAAACTATAATCAGCGAAAACGTTGACCCGAAATTGTTAGTTCCAACTATCAAAGAGGCGCAAAATATTTACCTATTACCTATATTAGGTACTTCGCTTTACAATCAGTTGGTTACTCAGGTATCATCTAATACTGTAAGTGCTGCTAATGTAACCTTATTGGATACTTATATTACGCCAACACTCGTAAAATACTGCATTTATGAGTCAATTTTGCCATTGAGTTTCAAGTTCCAGAATAAAAATATCGCCACTAAGAATTCAGAATTTAGTAATCAGGCTTCAATGGATGACTTGAGATACTTGTTAGACTACACAAAGAACCGAGCTGAATGGTATGCAGAGAGATTAAGTAACTTTTTGTTAGCGCATACAAGCACTTATCCGCTATATTTGACCCAACAAAACGCAAATGTAGATACTATTTATCCTAATTCTAATAACTATCAAAATGGTATGTACTTAGGACCAGACATTGATTGGGATTTAGTACCGCCAAGCGTGAAGTATCAAGGAAACTTTAGACGTAAAACTTAAACTATGAGAAAAAAAGGAAGTAAAAACAAAGCTAATTTAGAAAAATTAAGAATTTACCTCAATGCAAACCAGCCTAAACAAAGTAGTCAATCTACTCCAAGAAATAGCAACAAGTAACGCCTTACTAAATGGTAACTTTACTTTTTGTGATGTCGCAGATTTGGGAGCGAGTGCGCCCTTATCTTATCCTTTGCTTTGGGGCGATGTAAGACCTTCTAATTTTGGTAGTAAGGTATTTAGTTTAAACTTACAATTGACTGCAATAGACATTGTTTTAAAGGACCTAAGCAATGAAAGGGATGTGTTGAGTGATACGCTACAAATTATCTCAGATGTGATTGCTAAAATCAAGCAATCTACTTATTACGGAAGCTACTTTGAGATGCAGGAAAACATTTCATGTACTCCTATTAAGGATAGTTATGGAGATGAGGTAGCAGGATGGGTTTGTAATTTTACTTTAAACATAGCTAATCCTTACGATAGTTGCTTAATTCCAACAAATTAAAATAAAAAATAAAAATAATATATTAAGTTATGATATTAGAACAAAGAATGTTAGGTGGTAATGGATGTAAATTCATTGATGCTGCCTCAACTGGGAATACTTTTTACGTATTGGTAGTAAATGCTGATTGCGTTTTGACTACTTTGTCAACTGTTGGCGGACAGAATCTATTGACTCAGTACGGATTGAGCGGAAAGACTTTAAAACAAGGCATGTTAATTCCTGCTTTTAATGGCGACCCGATTGCATCAATTACACCAAGCTCAGGTTCAGTTATTGGTTACGGCTATAACATATTAGGCTAATGATTAGCTTAGGTTTAGGAACAGTTGTAGCTGGAAATGGTAGTAGCTTTGGCGGATTTTCTGCCGAGTATGCTGCTGTATTAGCGAACGGCACAAGCAGAGGAGCAACTTTACCAAGCGGTTCACAACAAGCTAAACAAAATCAGTTAATAGTTGACTTGAAAACTGATGGTATTTGGGATAAGTTGGATGCGTTTTATATGTTAGCTACTGATGGTAATAGTGCATTTGCTTTAATTAACTGGAAAAACCCTTCAGCGAATTATGGTACTGCTGTAAATTCATTGCCAACCTTTACAACTAATCAAGGTTTTACTGGTAGTGGAAGTAATGCAATTAACTTAAATTTTGCTGCTAATTCAGGAACAAATTTTAAAGACCCAAATTCTTCAATTGGGGTTTTTGTAGGTACTGCTGTTTATGGACCAGCTACTACTTTTATGGGTGCAGATAATGCTAAGAATAGATTATGGCAATCATCAGCAGGAAATTTACAAAGCTGTCAATTAAGCGGAAGTAGTTATGATGGTGCAGTAGTGGCTAATAATAACATGAGTCATATTAATGTAAACTCAACTAATGCAAGACTATTTTTGAATGGTTCAGTAAGTGGTGGAGGTTATAAAGGGGCTTGGTATACAGACACTACAAATTTTCATTTGTTTAGAACAGCAAATGGTACTGTTTACAATAGCTCTCAAATCAAAATGGCATTCATAGGAGGTGACTTAGCAGCTCAAGCATCAAGTTTTTATGGCACAATGAACACTTATTATAATAACTTATAATGAATCATAAAATTTTAGAACTTAATATAGTTAGCTGGGCATTGGCTTTTATTGGTTTTATGACTCATTGGCTGCCAGTAGTTCAGTTTCTTTCGTTTACTTTATCGGTTATTATTTCGCTTTGGCAGCTCTCTCAAATGCTCAAAAAATGGTTAAAAAAATAAAAGAAAATATCTCAATTCTAAATCATCCAATCACTACGATATGTGGGTTTGTTTGTTTCTTTTATTCGCTATTCTTGATAGGTTATCCTTTATTGTATGAGCCGAAAACACAAATTGATATTTACTATCCTATTAGCATTGGAGTTATTGGTTTATGCTTATTGGTTATTCCCGATGATTTGAAAGGAGCTTTAAAAAAGTTAATCAAAAATAAGAGTGAATGATTTTATTACTACTCTATGTATGGTTAGATGCGATTCGTGATTCAATAGCTCATCATGATGCTTACTATAAGTTAGGTAGATTCTTTTCAAGGGAAAGGAGCGAGATGCTAAAGCCTTTGTTTTTTCAATACTTTCCAATGCTTTGGGATGCTTGGCATTTATGCAAATTTATCCAGTATAACATAGTCGCTTTTTTAATAGTTAAGAGTTTAGCATTCCCGATTGTAACTACCATAATGAGTCTTTTATTTATATCACTCTATATATGAAAAAACCAAACAATATTATTTACCAATATTTAAAAGACTATCCAAATACCCCAAATAATACTTTAGCTAAAAAAATCTATTCAGACAATCCAGCACAATTTAAAAGTGTTGAATCTGTAAGAAGAGTAATTAGATATTATAGAGGTTCGGATGGTGATATCAACAGAAATTTTGCAAAAGAACATATTGATTATTTAGCGAAATTAAAAGAGGAATTACCCAAAGGAGAAACCGAAAAAGTAGAACCTTATTACTTACCTAAAGATAGGCACAAAGTTTTAATTATTAGTGACATTCACTTACCTTATCACGATGACAAAGCTTTATTTGCTGCGTTAGAATATGGTTTAAAAGAGGAGGTTGATACTATCTACATAAACGGAGACCTTTTGGACTTTGCTTTAATCTCTAAGCACGAAAATACTACTACAAAACATTCGGTAAAGTACGAAATTGATTGTGCAAAAGTGTTTTTAAAAGGACTTCGTGAAATGTTTCCAACTGCGTTGATTATCTACAAATATGGCAATCACGATTTGCGATTTGACAAGTGGATCAGATTGAAAGCTCCTGAATTATTGGATATAGAACACATCATGTTAAGTGAACTACTTGGTTTGCGTGAATTAGATATCATTCAACTTGATTCACTTCAATGGTGTTACATGTGGGATATCGCAGTTCTACATGGTCATGAATTACCGATGAAATCAGGAGGGATTAACCCAGCACGAACGGCAAGATTAAAGATTAATAGACCACTTATTATAGGTCATTTTCATAGACAGAGCAAAGATGCTGGAATGATACTTGGCAAACCTTATTACTATGCTTATTCAACTGGATGCCTTTGCGATTTATCACCAGCATACATGCCAATAAATGATTGGTTACATGGGTTTATTTTAATTAATCAAGGTCAAGTATATCAAAAGGAGGTAATCAATGGAACAGTTATCTGAGGAAACAGTAAATGAAGAAATCATCTACGAAGCATGCGAAACAAGGGGCGAAATTATCCATATTTGCTCAGTCGCTTTGGTAGTTTGTGAAGCTTACGATTACTCTATGCAAAGTAGAGAAGATAAGGACAGAATAGATAACATAAGAAGAATGGCTTTAATTTTGACAGAAGGATTTTTAACTGAAATTTATTATGAAAATTATGAAGATTAGCGAACACATAACTTACGAAGAGGCTACCTTATCACCAACAGCGATAAGAAACGGTATTAGTAACCAACCTAATGATCATGAATTAAACAATATGAAATTGGTTGCAGAAAATTGTTTTGAACCTTTGAGAAAAATGTGGGGAAAACCAATCAAAGTAAACTCTTTTTTTAGAAGTCAAAGTTTGAATCAGTTGGTAGGTGGAAGTCCATTAAGTCAACACACCAAAGGACAAGCAATAGACATCACTACTGGTAGCAAATCAGATAACAAAAAACTATTTGAATTAGCCAAAACTTTAGACTTTGACCAGTTAATTAACGAGTACGATTTTAGTTGGTTGCACATCTCTTTTAAGGCATCAGGAAATCGCAAACAAATTTTAGTAATCAAGTGAACCAACAGAAAAAAGAAGACATAATAATTTTAGTTTTGTGTATTATTTGGGTTAGCTATTTACTATCTACACTACTATGAAATCATTATTGAAATACAAAGCTACTCCTGAACAGATTAAAGCTATTGCTGAACACGAATTAAAAAGAAAAAAGTTAGTAACTGAAGTTGAAAAGGAATGGGAACAAAAACAAAAGACTGGTAATTACTTAAAGAATGGGAAAAGGAAGTAATTTAGCAATTAGTTTATTTATTATTTTAGCTTTGTGTATTGGATTGTTTTATACTAATTGGTATAAGTTTAAACCAGCCCAACAAATCAACGATACAACCATTCAAAATAGGCTAAATGATAACCTCAGAATTGATACTATCATAAAGAGATATGATTCTTTAATTTACAAAACCAAGATTAAAACCAATGAAAAAATTATTTATATCTATCTTATTCCTGATAGCGTTTTGCTTGACAGCATTAAGTCAGGACTGCAAAAATTTGACTCACTCGGAAATGCGAAAAATACTTTCAATCATGGAGCAGAATAGAAGTAACAGTATCATTGCTCATACACAGAAAGAGGTAATAGAAATTCTTGAAAGAAAAGTAGGAAATTACAGAGATATAGCCGAGCAATACCAGTATCAAACCAAAAGTTTAGAAAAAGAAAACTCTAAACTTCAATCTAAATTAAAACTTCATCAAAAACTTAGCCTAATTGCTACCACTTCAGCCGTTATTTTAGGCCTAATCATTATTTTATAAAAATTAATCTTACTGATTTATAGCACTTTACAAAAAGTGAGGGAATTATTTTGTCTATTTTGTTTGCAGGTGTTTGCTATTGTAAACCATTATACTATCTTCGTTCTACAATTAACCACTTTAAAAATAACTAATTATGAAAAACCAAATCACAATCGGCAAAGAAGTTTCAAACAAAATGTTAAACGGCAGAACTTGCAAACCAACCTCATTTGTAGGTGATGACCAAGTTAGAGTTAAGTTTACTTATTGGTGTAAAAATTCAAGAACTGAAAAGTCATTCTTTAAAATTTATTCAATTTCAGATTTCGTTAAAGCTATCAACTAATATGAAAACAAATAAATGGATTTCTTTGGAAGGTGACATTGATTTTAACTTATCTGTTAGATGTATCAATTTACCATTAAACAAGAAGAATTATAAACTACTTGATAGGTATTGCAGAAAAAATAGTTATAGTAGTCGTTGTGGACACGAATGGGATTGTTGTGGATGCGTAAGTTCAGTAACTACTTGGCTAAAATATGTTAATACCAGTCATTATGGAATGGCACAAATAGCCATTTATCAAAAAATTAATTTCAATTGCTAACATGAAAAAACTACTTTATATACTTTTAGCTTTGGCCTTATTCCAGTCAACTGCTTACCTACCTTACAAATTCTTTTTACCTATGTTGGTAGGCTCAATCTTAATTATTGTAACACAAATCAACCTTTACATATATGACAGAAAAAAAACGACTACAAAGCTTTAGGCTAAGCGAAGAATTAATCAGACAGATTTCAATTCACCAGGACAAAATTAATCAATCACGCTCAGCTTATGAGGGTATCTACACAAAGGATCAACTCATAACCGATGCAATTAAACAATTTTTAAAATTTAAATAACATGGACAAAATTAAAATTACTTGTGAAGCTTATGGAATTAAGCATTCAGTAGAATTAGACGATGATGCTACCAGTCATGAAATTATGCGAATTATGGTTCAAATGATGCGAGCTATGACTTACGCAGACAAATCAATTTTAGAGGCATTGGAAAACGAAATTGAAAAGTTAGGAGGTGAACAATGAGCTTAGAAGAATTCGCAGAAGAAACCATCACTAATTGGTATGCAATGGGTCAAAAAGACTTCCCTACTTGTTTACAACTTGCCGAGAGTTTGGGCCTTTGGAATTTTGCTACTGAGCTTAAACAAATGGAGCATGAAAACCAGCAGAATCATAAAGATGCAATCAATGATTTTAAAGATTTAATTTACCAAATTTCAAACCCTTTCAACAATGGATACTAATTATTGCGATTCACCAGTAAAATGGTTAGCAGATGAGGTTAACGAATTTTGCTTGATTAACCCACAGTTAAAACCAGCATTTAATAAACTTGTTGAACACGCATTAAAAATGCAGGAGGTTAAAACAAGAATTGACTACTTAAACGGATTTAAAAACTCAACATCAAACAATTTAAACTCATTTGAACTATGACACTATTTATCAATCGTTTACAAAGGCTAATCAAGTTAAGACAATTAGCAATTGAAGACTCAAACATTTGCAAAAAAATCCAAGCCGATTTACTTATTAGGCAAGTATCTGAAAAAATTAACTACTTAACCCACTTCACTTATGACCAAACCAATTAAATCTAAATACCCCGAAAAACTCGTAATTAGATTAAGGCAAATTGAAGCATCTGAAGAGCTGGTAGAAGCTTGGCAAACTTACAATCAGGCGAGGCGATTTGTAGACAAGTATGAAACTGAGGAGAATTACTCACAGATGGCTCAGGCACTTGAAAACTGGCAAATAAAAAACAATAACTTAGAAAAAATCAATCAAGAAATTAACCAATTCACTAATTTAAAATTCTATGGAAAAATTAACTCATTGGAAGAAGCTAACTAATCCAAACTACATAGGATCAGAAATCCTACAACCAAATCAAGAACTTAAACTAACTATTGAGAAGGTTCAAAAGGAGCAAGTAAAGACCGCTGAAGGTACTCAAGAATGTATCGTTGCTTACTTTAAGGGTGGTCAAAAAGGAATGATTATAAACAAGACCAATGCTAAAATCATTACTAAAATTCTGGACACTCCTTACATTGAACACTGGGCAGGCAAATCAATCATTATCTATGCTGCAAAAGTTCGTGCATTTGGCGAAACAGTAGAGGCATTAAGAGTAAAAAATCAAAAAGCTTAAAAATGTTTGACAACAATAGATTCGGTTTAATTACTGGCAGTAAATGCTCAGTTTTATTCCCTAAAAGATCAGCCGAGAAAGGTCAGCGAACTTACGCTAAGCAGTTAGCAAATCAAATGTTCTTTAAATTCTACGATGAAAAAGGAACTTGGCAGACAGAACATGGACACTTAGCAGAAAGTTCAGCGTTTGAATACTATCAGCAGCACTTTTGCAAGGATGCCGAGTATCAACCTAACTTTGAGATGTACATGGAATTTGGAGGCTCAGCTGATTGCATCGCACCTGAATGGGGAGTGGACTTTAAATGTCCAACAAGTTTAGAAGCTTGGTTAGATTACCTGCATGAAGGGATAGACGAGCAACAGTTCCATCAATGTCAAATGTATATGTTCCTTTATGACCGTCCAGAATGGCATATTTGCGCCTACTTACTTGAAACAAACCGAATGAGTGACAATGGTTTGACTTATCCAGTAAATTACGACAAACGAATGATAATAACTAAGGTAAAAAAAGAGCAAGGCTGGAGCGATTTACTACTTGAACGAGGAGAATCAGTAATACAAATGAGAAACGAATTTTACAACAACTTAATAGAAAAATTTAAATGAAACAAACAGCAGTAGAATGGTTATTTAACCAAATTAAAAAAGACATGATTGGAATTGAATACGATTATGCAGATGAATTAAAACAAGCCAAAGAAATGGAGCGATTGCAAATTGAAGGTTCTAAATGGCAACAAGAACAAATATTAGAATTTCTTTATTTAGAAATAACTGAACGTAGAGATTATTCAGCATCTAAAATGTGTGAAGTTGTAATTGAATTTATTGAACAATTAAATAATAAGAAATAACAAGATATGGACAATAGAAAAACAGCAATGCAAGAATTATTTGATAATTTAGGAGCAATTGATATAACTGTGCCAACTTTTGTTAAACAAATATTCCTTGAAAAAGAGAAGCAACAGATAATTGATGCCTCTTACGAATTCATGGGAACAAACTTTGATACCAATAAAGGTAGAGCTGAATTATATTATAACGAAACATATGGAGGTACAGATGAAATTTGATAACCCATTTTTAAAACACTTAGCCAAAAAATATGAGTTTAATACGTTAAACGAATGGTGCATCTACATACAGGATGCCAAAAACAAAGACAATCTGAACGAAATTGAAATGATGATTTACGAATTGGCAAAGATTAGCGGATATACATTTGAAGACATCAGAGGTACTTGCAGAAAACGAGAACTAATAGAGGTTAAACACATTGGCCGCTACATAGCTTGGAATAACCAGCTCGGTTCACTATCAGAAATCGGACACGCATTTGGGCATAAGGATCATTCAACTGTTATTCACTCCAGAGATTTTGTAGACTCTATGTTATCTATCAATCAAAAATCATTTTTAAACACATTCAACAAATACAAACACTTACTACATGGGGAAAATTAGTCCCTATCAAATTAGCAAAACTTACAAAAAAAACAACTTTTGATATTATGAAACCAAAATCACAAAAGGCTGCAATATTCAGCCTACTAAATTCAGGAATTAAACTTGATTTGATGAAAGCTTTTAAGTTAACTGGCACTATGAAATTAGCTGCAAGAGTTAGCGAATTTAGAAACTTAGGCTGCAACATTACTGGAGAGGTTAAGCACTTTAAAACCAAGTTTGGAACGGCAGGGAAGTACATGGAGTACTCAATGAAACCAAACAAATCCAGCAAACAACTTAGCAAATACTATGTTAATAACTAATTTTTTACTTAGTTTAAAAGCTAATTAAGTTTGTTTCGGTTTCGCAGCCAAATGATGATATTTAAGAAAATAAAATATTGCCGATTGATTAAGGACTGGGTCGTCATCAACCCTTGCGAAGTTCTTAGTTGGTCGGCTTTCATATTTATGGCTATATTTAGAAAAATTCACACATCCTTTTGGTCAGATAGTTTTATTCAGGACTTAGATAAAGACCAAAAATTATTTTATTTGTATCTTTTAACAAATGAACGAACTCGGCAATGCGGAGTTTATGAAATTACTTTAAAACAGATTTCTTATGATTTAGGATACTCTATTGATAAAGTATCAGTACTATTAAAATACTTTATTAAAGTAGGTAAAATAAGGTACAATGAATCTACTAAAGAACTGGCAATAGGTAAATGGTTAAAATATAACTATTCAAGCTCTCCAAAAGTAAAAAAGTGCATAGATACTGAGTTTAAATACTGTAAGGATACTGTATTGATAGACTATGTAAAGAGTATGGAAACTTTATCGCAAGAAGAACAAGAAGAAGAAAAAGAAGAAGAACAAATAATAGAAATAGAAAGTTGTTATAATTTTAATCAATTCTGGGATGACTATGGAAAGAAAGTTGATACTTCTAAATGTAAAGAAAAATATTTAAAGTTATCTGAAACAGAAAGGGAAATTTTAAAATCTAAACTTTCTATCTACATACAATCAACTCCAGACATTAAATTCCGTAAAAACCCATTAACTTACTTAAATGGTAAATGCTGGCTTGACGAGGTTAAAGAACCTGAAAGAGAAGAAACCGAGAGAGAGTATAATTTAAGAATGTGGAACGAAAAAAGAGGATTATGAATGTAAAAATAATTGATTACTCTAAACGCTCTCAACAATTTGAGGAATATCACAAGTCAGGTGGTACACAACTTAACTATGCAGGGTTTGAATGCTTTAATGGAGTATTTAAATTCGCTTTGGATGGTGTTACTGATATAACTGGGTTGCCTCATTCAGGGAAAACTGAATTCGCTCTGGAAATTTTGTTTTATCAGTCTGAAACTTTTGGTTTAAGGCACTTACTTTATGCTCCTGATATTGGCTCATATAACGAAATAAGAAGAAAACTTTTAGTTAAGTATTATCGGAGAAGCTTTAGAGGTTATGAGAATTCAATAAGTAATGCTGAAGTAATTAAGGCTACTGCATGGATTGACACTTACTTTTTAGTTGCTCAAAAGGACGACCCTAAAAGACCATTAACTCCAATTGATTTGTGGAATTTTGCTTCAGATTACCAAGATAAGA